CCTGGTGAGTGGAGAGATATGGATGCAGGTGGTATGGACTTACAGCAGTCGCTGTTGCCATTACCATACAAAGAGCCAAGTCAGACATTGTTTACGTTGATGAACTTCTGCGTAGAGTCTGGTCGTCGTATGGCTTCAATCACTGATTTGCAAGTTGGTGACAGTAACCAGAATGCAGCGGTTGGTACAACGATTGCATTGTTGGAAAAAGGTTCTTCAGTAATGTCTGCAATTCATAAACGCTTGCACTACTCGCAAGGTTTAGAGTTGCGTATGCTGGCGCAGGGTTTTGCAAAGTATTTACCACCAGAGTATCCATATGATGTTCCTGGTGAGAGTCGTAAGATTAAGGCAAAAGACTTTGATGATCGCATTGATGTGATCCCAGTCTCTGATCCTAATATCTTCTCTGTTGCACAGCGTATTACGATGGCGCAAACTCAGTTGCAGTTAGCGCAAAGTGCGCCTCAGATGCATAACATGTACGAAGCATACCGTCGTATGTATGAGGCAATTGGTGTGCGGGACGTGGATTCTATCTTGACAAGCCAAAATATTGACAAGCCTAAAGACCCAGCAAGTGAAAATTCACAAGTGTTGGATGGTTCACCATTGAAAGCGTTTGCTGGACAGCAGCATGATGCGCATATTGTGTCGCACATTATGATGGGCTTGTCTCCATTGACCGCTTCTGTGCCTAATGTGGCTATGAATTTGGTTAAACATATCTTTGATCACGTCAGATTAAAGGCAGAAGAGTTTGTTGAAGCAGAATTGTTCAAACTTTACGGCACTGACCCTGACAAAATGGTTTCTCCGCTTGAAAGAGAAGCCAGAGTAGCGATTAAAGTTGCTGAATTCCAGAAGGAAGTCAAAGATTTGCAGGATCAAATGAGTGGTGCGAACCAACAACCGCCTGATCCATTGATTGAATTGAAGAAGCAAGAGTTAGCGCAGTCCGCGCAGCGTGATCAAGCGCGTAATCAGATCGATACACAGAAGCTGGCACTGGATCAACAGCAGGAACAGAACGATATGAGCATTGATCAGGCGAGAATGCAGCAAGCAGAGCAGTTAGCGCAGGATCGTAATGCAGTTGCATTAGCTAAAATGAGTCAAACAGGAGGCCAACGTGGCAACCAAGTCCAGTAAACCAAAAAAAATGCGGGTAAATCCTACACGGACCACACCTAAACGGAACATTAGTGAACCAAAAGTAACCTACGTGTACCGTAAAGACGCATTTAAAAAAGTTAAGATAGCGTAAATAATTACATTTATGCAAAAATCATGCATAATATGCATGTAGCTTTCAGATAGAGCTTAAACCTGTCTGCTTTCTTGGAGATATCCATGCTGTTATTAGTCGAACAAATTCAGATGTCAATTAGACACCTCAAAAAACAAACTGAGGAGATGATTGTGTCTGGAAATGTAAAAGACATGGAACATTACAAGTATCTGATGGGTCGGCTGGAAGGCTATAAGTACGTCGAAATCTCAATTGCAGAGATTTTGAAGAAAAATACAGACCTTTAGGGATACAACCATGACTCTTACAGCACTTGAACAAAAATGGGCGGAAGAAGAGGCTACAAAAGAGCCTTCTTTGGAAGATGCCTATGACGAACACGGCGGCTTTGACGTAGAAAAGCTAGATGAAAGCGTTGCTGACCGCATTCCGAAGCCTACAGGCTGGCGAATCATATTACTTCCTTATCGTGGCGCTGAAAAAACCAAAGGCGGTATTGTTTTGGCTGATCAGACACGCGAAAAACAACAAATCACGACTACTTGTGCGTATGTATTGGACGTAGGTCCTCTCGCGTACATGGACAAAGATAAATTTCCTGATGGCCCGTGGTGTAAGAAGGGTGATTGGGTAATTTTTGGCCGCTATGCGGGTGCGCGTATCGGTTTAGACGGCGGCGAGATTCGAATCATTAATGATGATGAGATTTTAGCTACGATTAACAACCCAGAAGACATTCTGCACATGTGAGGTAGCCTATGGCAAACGTAAGCTCAGACAGTCAGTTAGAATTTAATCTTGGTGAAGGTGAGACTGAGACTGATATTGAATTAATGGACGCACCAGAAGCAAAAGGTGTCCCATCAGATACAGAACCTGATCCAGTGGATGTTCCAGAACCTGCTCCAGCTCCAGAACCAAAATCAGAGCTTGACCAGGTAAGCGAAAACGTCCAAAAACGCATTGCTAAGTTAACAGCAAAGATGCGTGAAGCAGAAAGACGTGAACAAGCGGCTATTGAGTATGCTCGTAACGTTCAAGCTAAAGCACAGGACCTAGAACAGAAGTTGGTGGTAACAGACAATAGCCGTTTAAATGAGGCCAAGACACGTCTTGAGACTCAACAGGCTACGCTTCGTAGTATTATCAAGCGTGCTCGTGAAGAGGGCGACATTGATACTGAGACAGAAGCCCAGCAGCGTTTAGCTGAGTTATCTTATGAACAACGTCAGGTATCTGATTGGATTGAGCAGCAAAAATCGCAGCCAGTTCAACAGCAACAGCCTGTTTATCAACCACAGCAGCAGCAGTATCAACAGCAGCCTGCAAGACCTAGTGTTAAAGCAGATGCATGGGCTGAAAATAATCCCTGGTTTGGTCAAGATAGAACCATGACTTACGCTGCTTGGGGTATACATCAGACGTTAGTTGACGAAGAGGGCATTGACCCTGAGTCAGATGAGTACTATACTGAATTAGACAACAGACTTCGGAATGAGTTCCCGAACAAGTTCCAGTCTGCTCAAACTAATAACAGACAACGGAGTAACGTGCCTTCCGTTGCACCTGCTTCCCGTAGTTCCGGGGTAAATAATGCACGCCGTACTGTCCGGCTATCGCCGAGTCAGGTTGCTATTGCTAAAAAACTGGGTGTACCTCTTGAAGAGTACGCCAAATATGTGAAGGAATAAAAAATGAGCCAAGAAAAAGTTACTATCGACCGTGCTACTCGCCCAACCCGTGAGAAAGAAGCACGACGCAAGCCTTGGGCTCGTCCTTCGCGTTTGGATGCACCCCCTGCCCCTGAAGGTTTCCAGCATTATTGGATTCGTGCAGAGATTAATGGACATGAAGACAAACAACACGTTTTTGGTAGATTGCGCGAGGGTTATGAGCTCGTCCGCGCAGAAGAACTACCAGAAGAATATCGTGACAGTATGCCTACTATTGATGATGGTAAGCATGCAGGCGTGGTAGCGGTTGGTGGTCTGCTCCTTGCACGTATTCCAAATGAAACGCTCAAAGAGCGTAATGCGTATTACAACCGTAAGGCACAGGAACAAATGTCAGCAGTAGACAATGAGATGATGCGTGAAAATGCTCACTCTTCGATGCGTATTGAGGCACCAACAAGGTCCTCTCGCACTACCTTTGGAAGCCGCTAACGCGGTCCTTTACATTTTAGGAGCTACACATGGCAAACGTAAACAAGCCTTTTGGTTTGCGTCCACAGGGTAACCTTTCTGCTACTGGTGCACAGAAGCAGTATGGTTATGTCATCGCGGACAACCAATCAGGCGCAATTTTTCAGGGTGACTTAGTCACTCTTTCCGGTGGTTTCATTGTTAAATTTGATGCAACTCTGCACACTGCTGCAGTTGGTGTATTCAATGGCTGTAACTACACTGATCCAACTTCTGGCAAACCAACTTGGTCCAACTACTATCCTGGTTCGGTCAATATCACTTCTGGCCAAATTACGGCTGACGTGTTAGATGATCCTAATCAGTTGTTCTCTGTTCAAGCTAGTGGAAGCGTTGTTCAAACTCAAATTGGTTTGAATGCAGCAATCCTCTACGGTACAGGTAGCACAGTTAGTGGTGTATCAGGCACTCAATTAAATTCAACAGGTATTGCTAACACCAATGCTTCTACTTTAGTGTTGAAATTGGTTGGCTTGAACAACACTCCAGAAAATTCCTTTGGCACCAATGCCCAAGTTATTGTTAAGATCAACAAGCATTTGTATGGCAGCGATGGCGTTGCTAACACTGCACCATAATAGGAGCTAGATAATGGCTATTTCACGTTCACAACTCGTAAAAGAGCTTGAGCCAGGCCTGAACGCCCTGTTCGGTATGGAATACAAGCGCTATGAAAATGAGCACACCGCGATTTTCTCTGTTGAATCTTCTGATCGTGCGTTTGAAGAAGAAGTTATGTTGACTGGTTTCGACATGGCTCCAACAAAGAATGAAGGTGCTGGTACTAACTATGACACCGCTCAGGAGTCATTCACTGCTCGTTACACACACGAAACCATCGCTCTGGCATTTGCTCTGACCGAAGAGGCTATCGAGGACAACCTCTATGACCGTCTGTCAGCTCGTTACACCAAAGCATTGGCTCGTTCAATGCAATACACCAAGCAAGTTAAGGCTGCTTCTGTACTGAACAACGCGTTCAATACAACTGGCGCTTACAACGGTGGTGACGGTGTTTCGCTGTGTAACTCAGCTCACCCAACCGCTCTTGGTCCATCCTTTAGCAACGTTCCAACAACGCCTGCTGACTTAAATGAAACCTCGCTTGAGCAAGGTATTATTGACGTAGCTGGTTTCACTGACGAACGTGGTTTGAAGGTTGCATTGTCTGTTCGTCGTATGATCATTCCAAAGGAACTGCAATTTACCGCAGAACGTTTGATGAAATCGACACAGCGTGTTGAAACTGCAGACAACGATATCAATGCTATCAAGTCAATGGGCATGGTTCCAGAAGGTTACTTCGTTAACCACTTCTTGACCGATCCAGACGCTTGGTTCTTGATGACTGATGCTCCTAACGGCTTAAAAATGATTGAGCGTTCAGCAATCAAAACAGCATTCGAAGGCGATTTCGATACTGGTAACGTACGTTACAAGGCTCGTGAGCGTTATTCGTTTGGTTGGTCTGATCCACGTGCAATCTGGGGTTCAGCAGGTTACACACCAGCATAATTGGTGCTACCCAATAAAAGGGACCTTCGGGTCCCTTTTTATTATCATGGAGAGATGTATGAATGATTTTATGCAAAAACAAATTGAGTCATCCGAGCGTTTGTATAAGATGATGTTGGATGATCATAAAGAACGAATTGAAAAAATAACAGAAGCATATGATTTAAGTGAAAGTCTTTTAAATAAGTTAAAAGAACGTGATGAAGAAATAACAAAATTGCGTCGTAAATTGAGCGCTTATGAGTCAATTGAGCGTATGTAGTCTTGTTTTAGATTTGTAATATTCATGATGTAGTATTAAATGGCAGCCAGGGGCGGTTGCTTTTTTACTAACGGAGAATATCATGAAAGTTGCTATATTTGTAATTAATGAAGAAGCATTGTACGAAGACGAATACGAAATTGATTTTGATGATGAAGTTGATTTTGATGATGAAGATGATGGCATCGAGTACGACGAAGACGGCGTAGCTTGGTGGTTCGACGAAGAGTCAGAAGTTTGGTACTTCTATGATGAAGACGAAGATGACTGGTTTGAGTGGGACGAAGAAGCGGACGATTACTACAGCTTCGACGACACTGAAGTTTAATTTTAGGGAGCTTCGGCTCCCTTTTTCTTTGCTTGGTATTCCGCGTCGTGTAGTTTACGGTGGCAGTTTGCGCAGAGGACAATACAACGTTCTTCTATTTCCTTTAATGCGCCTTTGTAATTACCATTTGTAAGTAGTCTATTAACTTTTTTATTATCTTTTGATCTGACTACGTGATGGAAATCAAAAGTGGCAGGATGATTTTCTCCACACTGTACACACGATAAGGTGGCTTTATATTCGCGCCATTTTTGCCTATATTTTTCTTTATTGGATTTAATAGTGGCTTTAATTTTAGCGGTGTGTTTAGCATAATGCCGTTTGGCTATTTCTTTCTTTTTGGCAGGGTCTTTGGTAGGCATGGTGATATAATAATAACATGCAAATAGCGCTTGTATTCTGCTATCATTGTGATATAAAGTTCGTATTCCGGGAATTCCGGTGTATCTGACAGTCCCGGCTGACGACATGCAGACAGATACGCTCAACTCGCATGTGAGGACATCAAAATGGCAAAAACTAGTTTTTCCGGCCCAGTCAATTCCCTAAATGGTTTTATGCAGCCTGTATCTTATGTTTTAGGCGCAGCTACCACCTTAGTAAATATTAATCCTGGTGTGACATATGTAATTATCGCTGAAGATCAAGGCGGTCCTACTGCTGCTTGCACTTTAAGATTGCCAGAAGTTGTTAGCGGTGCATTTAGCCCAGCATACGGCGACAATCAGCCTGCTGATCAACGCTACAACGGCATTCGTGGTCAAGTGTTTAATCAAAGCACAACATTGACACATGTATTAGATGGTTTTGGTTCACAAACCATCAATGGTTTAGCTTCCGTAAACATTGATCCAGCTAAGGTTGTTCAATGGTCAGGCAATGGTAACGAAAACGCTCCTTGGATCGCTATTGAATCCTCATTAGCTAACTAATAGGAGGTCACCATGGCGTTCATGAGTGATGTACAAAGTACTTATCGAACAACAGATGGTGCCATTTTCACAGGTCGCACTCGTGTCAAGGCGATATACATATCGCCTGACACAGGAACAGGTTCGGTATCAATTACCGATGGAAATGCGGGCACGGTTCTTTACAGGATAGATGTTCCTGCGGGAAGTAGTGCTATTTATATGTCATTACCAGAAGACGGCATCTTATTTAAAAGTGGTGCATATGCTGATTTAACATCCGTTATTTCGGCAACATTCTTCTGGGCATAAAGGAGTTTTATCATGATGGGTATGAACAAAAAGCGTAAGAAGTCAGGTATGTCTATGGACAAAGGCATGAAAATAACCAAGTCCACTAAAAAGGGCATGGCTGGCGACGACATGATGTCTATGGATAGCAAGCCTGTTAAAAAAATGGGCGGTGGCATGATGGGCTATGCTTCAGGTGGCATGGTCCAGTCTCGTGGCAATGGTCTAGCACGCGGTAAGAAGACTCGTATTTGCTAAAAATGCCTCGCAAAAAGGAAACGCCTATTGCGAATTCAGTCAAGTCGGGCAATTTTCGCCCGACGAAGGCTGGAGCAGGTATGACAAAAAAGGGTGTATCTGCTTATCGCAAAGCAAATCCTGGAAGCAAGTTGCAAACAGCGGTAACTGAGGACAAGCCCACGGGCGCGAGAGCGGCTAGGCGCAAGTCTTACTGTGCAAGAAGTGAGGGGCAGATGAAGAAGTTTCCGGAGGCGGCAAAGGACCCTGATAGCCGCTTAAGACAAGCCAGAAAAAGATGGAAGTGTTGATATGGAAGTCATGTTATGGAATACCTTTCTTTCTGTCCTACTGGCTTTTGTTGGATGGGTTTTGCGGGAAAAGTCTGCGGAACTTCATCGCGTTCAAGTTTTATTAAATAAAACGCGAGAAGAGATCGCAAAAGAGTATGTAACAAAAACAGAAGTTCATGCAGATATTAATCGCGTGTTGGATCGTCTAGATCGTCTTGATGCAAAAATAGATCGCCTAATGGAGAATAAAAATGCCAGTTAAGAGTGCGAAACAAAAGAAATTAATGGATGCTGCTGCACATAATCCTGCTTTTGCTAAAAAGGTAGGTATCCCTGTTAAAGTTGCTAAAGACATGAGCACTAAAAGTAAAGGCATGACTTTTAAGGCAAAGGGCGGCAGCATTGATCGTGTTGGTGATGCGGTAACTCCTAGCAGACGTGATCCTGACATTGGCAAAATGATCAAAGAGACTAAGCCTCAAAGCATGGCACATAAAAGTAAAGATGGATTAAATCAAAAAACATTTAGTAAGTCTAAAGGCAAGCGTTATGCTTCCGGTGGCATGGCGAAAAAGAATAAAGGGTGCTAAATGGCTACCTCGGGTGTTGCAACGTTTAACCTAGAGTTTGATGACCTCATTAGTGAGGCATATGAGCGTTGCGGCCTAGAAGAACGCGATGGTTACGACATGCGTACTGCGCGTAGATCATTGAACCTGATGTTTGCTGAATGGGCAAATCGTGGTTTAAATCTTTGGACGATTGAACAAAGACAAGTGACAATGGTTTCAGGTGTGGCGGAATATGCATTACCTGATGACACCGTTAACGTTCTATCTGCGGTTATTCGTACCAACTCAGGACAAGCTACACAACAAGACATTACGATTGATCGTATTAGTCAAAATGAGTACTTGCATCTTCCAGACAAAAAAACCACAGCACGTCCTGCTCAGTATTACGTTCAACGTACAGTACCTGCAAAGTTATTTGTGTATCCTGCTCCTGACAATAGTCAACCTTATCTTTTTAGATACTACGCTGTTCGCAGAATTCAAGATGCGGGCGCGTACACGAACACAGCAGATATATCTTTTAGATTTTTACAAGCATTAGCAGCAGGGCTGGCATATCACTTGTCTGTCAAAAAGGCACCGGAACGTACTGTCATGTTGAAGCAGATATATGACGAAGAGTTCCAGCGTGCTGCACAAGAGGACAGAGATATTGCAAGTGTTTATTTAACCCCTGACTTTAGTCGTTAATTATGGCTTATGCAAATGGCAAATGGGCACTAGGTATATGTGACCAATGCGGATTTCAATTTCTTCTGAATAATTTAAAGAAGGAATGGACAGGGTTTAAGGTCTGTCAGGAGTGCTACGAACCAAAGCACCCACAGTTAGAGCCCAAACGTGGAATTAATGAGCCTATAGCCTTGTTACAGCCAAGGCCAGATGGCCCACAAACAATATTGGTGTCTCTGATTTATGGTGGAGATTCATCATTTTTTAGCGTAGGAATGCAACCTGCTCCAGTATCCAATCCTTTGGTTATTGCAGGGGCAGTAGGTAGGGTAACGGTGACCATAACATGAATTACCAAGAACTTTATGTAGCACTGCAGGACTACACACAAAACTTCGAACCGAACTTTGTGTCGAATATTCCTACGTTTATTCGACAGGCAGAACGTCGTATATACAACACAGTCCAGTTATCTTATTTGCGTAAAAATCAAGTAGGTACATTAACTGCAAGTAATAAATATTTATCTGCGCCATCCGACTTTTTATCGGTTTATTCAATAGCGGTTATTGATGGAACGGGTAAGTACAGCTATCTAATTACAAAAGATGTGAACTATATACGTGAGGTATATCCAGAGCCTGCTGTAACTGGATTGCCAAAATACTATGCGATATTTGGTCCTACTATATCTAATGGTCAATTGGGTAACGATTTAAGTTTCATATTGGGACCTACCCCTAATGCAGCATATGGTGTTGAACTACATTACTACTTCTATCCACCATCAATTGTTGCAGGTGTTATTACTGCACTAGGCGCACCAACAGGCGGTTCTGGATATACCAATGGCGTTTATTACAATGTTCCACTAGAAGGTGGAGCAGGTAATGGTGCAACAGCGACAATTATTGTGGTATTAGGTGCAGTTACTTCTTGTGTAATTGAAAACCCTGGTTCGTTATATCGTGTTGGCGATGAATTAACTGCTTCACAGGCGTACATCGGTGGCGGTACGTTATTTTCAGTAGGTATTACTGCAATTAACAACTCAACTGGTACTTCTTGGTTGGGTACAAATTACGACGTAGCATTATTGTATGGTTCATTGGTAGAAGCTTATGGCTACATGAAGGGCGAAGCGGACATGATGAATTATTATAATAACAAGTATACGGAAGCCTTGATGCAATTGAAACGTTTAGGCGATGGCTTAGAGCGCGGCGATGCTTACCGCGATGGCCAGGCCAAGATTGAGGTGAAATAATGAGTATTGTCCAATGCATGACAACCAGTTATCGCCAAAATGCGATGAATGGCGTGCAGAATTTGTCTACAAATACCCTTAAACTGGCGCTGTATACAGATGCTGCAACATTAGGCTTTGGCACAACGGTATATTCCGCCACAAACGAGGTTGTAGGTGCTGGGTATACTGCAGGCGGCAATACATTGACTGGTGTACAAGTGTTGACTAGCCCAGAGGGTGTTGTATACTTAACATGTGACAATGTCACGTGGTCTGGAGCCTCATTTACAGCACGTGGGGCATTGCTTTACAATTCAACACAAGGCAATAAGTCTATTGCAGTGTTGAATTTTGGTTCAAATAAGACGTGTAACAACGAATTTTTCACAATTGAAATGTCTACGACCCCAGCAAATATGGCGCTGGTAAGTTTTTCTTAAGGAGTTATTATGCCTATTGTTAAATCAAAAATGGGGGAAGCCGTTCAGGCAAGCGTAGGCGTATCCTCTGAGGAATTTAGCCGCGTTGGACTTGGTGGGGTGTTTACTGTCACTTGCTTTGACAAAGACGGTAATCTGAAATGGGAAGATAAATTCCATAACCTAGTAGTAAACGAAGGTCTAGTGTATTTAAATAATACATTCTTTAAATCAAATGGCGGTACTTATACGGCAGCTTGGTATTTAGGATTAATTACTGGTCCCATTGCTAGTACAACATTTACTGCAACTCAAACATTAGCTTCACATGGCACCACGGGCGCGGGTGGTTGGACAGAATTTACAGCTTATACAGGCAATCGTAAGCAGGTAACTTTTGGTACTCCTACTTCCGCTGATCCATCAATTATTGATAATTCTGCTTCTCCTTCTGTTTTCACCATTACTGCTCCTGGCGGTACTGTTGCTGGCGCATTTTTAACTAATGTAGCTACAGGAACATCTGGAACATTGTTTTCTGCGGGTGATTTCTCAGCGGATAAGATTGTTACAGCAAGCGATACAATTAACGTTACATACTCATTTAGTGCTGATGCAGCCGCATAATTGGAGAAAATATGGCTAATTTTAAAAAAGGGGATACGGTAAAAGTAGCAGCCGTGATTCCACAAGGTCCAGTTGAGTCCATGCGCATGGATGAAGATGGTAATGTCCAGTATTTGATTTCTTGGACGGACGCATCTGACAATGTACATTCTCGTTGGTTTGACGAATCCGCCTTAGTATCTGTATAAAAAGTAGGAAGCTATGTTTGGTATAGCTTCCTTTTCTCAGGTACCCTTCTCCACCTTGGCAGGTGGGAGGGGTATTTCTGTCTCTATTTCAGAGTCAATAACTGTTGCGGATGCGCAAACTGCTCAAGTAGTATTTTTTGCGTCTCTTTCAGAATCAGTAGCTCTCGCGGATTCGCAAACGGGTCAAGTAGAATTCCCTTCCTCTGTATCGGAATCGATTACTGTATTAGATGACCAATCCGCTATTCTTATTTTCGCTGGTGATATAGCAGAAACAGTTACGTTATCTGACTCACAATCTGCACAAATTGATTTTGTTGGGGACATTTCCCACGGAATTATAATAAATGACTTTGTAACTTCTTTCCCTCTGCTTAATGTAGAGATACTGGAAACTGTTGAGATATCAGAAACAACAAGTGCTTTACTTGCACTCAATGCTTTGTTAGATGAAGCAATTACGGTGGAAGATGTTGTCGCTTCAATTCTTGTATTTTTAGAATCATTATCAGAGTCAATTACGGCTGAAGATTCTATTGCCTCCATTGTTTATTTTTCAGGGCTGTTGTCAGAATCGATCACAGTATCTGATACACAAGTGGTTGCTTACATAGCTGTAGGAAATTTAGATGAAGCAGTTACATTAACTGATACGCAATCAGTTCAATCTGACTTTGTTGGGGATATTTCTCACGGAATTATAATAGAAGAGTCTGTAAGTCCATTCCCTGTATTTAACGCTCAGTTACTAGAAACTATTGAGATAGCAGAAACGCGAAATGCGTTAATTGAATTTAATGCATTATTAGCTGAAGTTGTTTCTTTAGTGGATAGTCTTGCTGCTATAAGAAATATAAATCCAAGTATTGACGAAAGTGCATCTTTTTCTAGTAACCAAGATTCAACGTTTGCAGTTCTTGCGGAGTTATTGGAATCTTTAGTTGCCGCTGACTCCCTTATAGGTGCTAAATTCATTGGTGGCGAAGTAAGTGAAACAATAATTGCGTTGAGTCAGGTTGAAGGCGAACATTTTATACGTGGCGTGGTCAATGAGCAGGTTAACACTGCCGCAAGCCAAGCTGCGGTAGCTAGACTTTTAATTAGTATTAATGAGCGTGTTAACCTCTCTGAGAGTTCAGTTCTTAGGTATTTATGGAATCCAGTAATTGATTCAGAAGTTAGTAATTTCCAGCCAATAAGCACTTCTTCTGTTCCTAATTGGGGGTCACAGAATACGGCAGTAGATGCAAATTTTGATACTATAGACACAATTTAGGGGTAGTTATGGCCTTCGTGTTAAAAGACCGTGTAAGAGAAACCTGTAATAGTCCAGGGACAGGTGCTGCGACCTTATTAGGGGCAGTGACAGGATTTGTTGGATTTAGCGTTCTTGGAGCTGGAAACAGTACTTATTACACAATAGCAGACCAAACTGGTTCGAATTGGGAAGTAGGTATTGGCTCGTACAGCAGTGGTCCTGATACGTTGGTTAGAGCTACGGTTCTGTCTAACTCAGCCGGAAATACATCTTTTATTAATTTTTCTTCTGGTGTACAAGATGTATTTGTTACGTACCCATCCGGACGCGCAGTATTTTTAGACACTACGGATACTACAGCCTTCACAGATGGTCAGTTATTAATAGGTGACTCCTCCACAGGTTTGTTGAATAAGGCTACGCTTACTGCAGGCACCAATGTAACTATTACAAACGGTAATGGTTCTATAGAAATTGCTGCCTCTGGTGGTGGCGGTGGTGGACCTAACGCATTAATAACGACCATGGTATACGGCATTTAAAGGACAATTATGGCAAATCCTAACCTACAAGCATCAACCAGTATTTTTGGCAATACTGCGTATGTGATCCCGTCGGCAACAACAGTAAGTGTTGCCTGGACATACAACGGGTCTACTTCTTTGACAGGACTTACTCCTGCTGCAGGCTCTGTAAATAAGGTCAATAACATCACTGTGTCTAACGTCAGTGGCGCTGCTGCTACGATTACCATTGGTGTTTCTAATAATGCTACCTACGCAAGTGGTACACCATATTATGTGGCATTTCAAATTGCCGTGCCTGTTGGTGCCACTCTGATTGTGGTTGATAAGACTACGCCTTTGTACATTACAGAGAACCAATCGGTTGGCGTGATTGTTGGTACAGCTAGTGCGCTAAACATTGTGGCTTCGTTTGAAGTAGTAACCTAATAGGTGACACATGCTATACAGCAAAAATGGTTCTATCCCAAAACCTGAGACTGATGGCACTGACGGTTGGGTTGAAGTCTCTGATATGCCTGAAGCACCAGAAGGCAAAGAAGTAGTTTGGTGGTGTCCGCCAGGCTGGGTTATTCGTGATCCCATGCCACCTACTCGTGAAGGCTATGTGTGGAAGTGGTCGCAAACAAATGAAGAGTGGAATGAGTATGTGCTTCCTGCTGTTGAGCAAGTAATAGAATTAAGCACAGAGCAAATAAGTAACTTAACCACAGATGGAATTTCTGGATTGGTGTAATTATGGTCATGCGCTATCTGGGTGGAGTAAATAGCCCATCATACAATCCGCTTGCAGCCAACGTAACAACAGGTGCTACTACTGTTCAGCAGGGCGGCATCTACACCACTACGTCTGCGGCACAAGCTAATGGTGTGCAGCAGTGGGTAGGCGATCAGTATTATGGTCAAACAACTACATTACTCCAAGCAGACAATTTTGCTAATGGTTCGCAGAACAATACATTCCTAGATTCATCAACCAATAACTTTACAGTTACTCGTAATGGCAATACTACGCAAGGAACATTTACTCCATTTAGCGCGCCAAACGGTTATTGGAGTAATTTCTTTGACGGGACAGGGGATTACTTAATTGTTGCCGGAAGTTCAAACTTAGCTTTTGGAACTAGCGACTTTACTATTGAATGTTTTTTTTATGCAAATAATTTGCAGGGTTTTATATACGACGGAAGAAACACTGGAACACAAGCCTCTCCTACAATATTTTTTAGCGGAACGCAGCTTGTATATTATGTAAGTGGAGCAAACCGTATAGTTTCAGGAACTGTTGTAATAGGTCGTTGGTATCACCTTGTGGTATCAAGAGTATCTGGTAACACTAGGATGTTTTTTGATGGCGTTCAAACTGGATCGACTTACACTGACTCTACAACTTATGTAAACAGTACTAACCGTCCATACATCGGTGCAAATGGATCTGGCACTATTTCTGGCTATTCAGGTTACATCACGAGTCTTAGAGTTTTAAATGGAACTGGTACTACTGCGCCGGTTGTACCAACAAATCCTTTAACGGCAATAGCAAATACTCAGTTATTAACATGTCAAAACAATAGATTTATAGATAATAGTGCAAATAACTTTACTATTACTGGCGTAGCAGATGCAAGCACAAAGTTATACATTCCATTCAACAATAACTTACCTCAGTACTCTACGTCACTAACTGGTGGTTCAATGTACTTTGATGGTACTGGGGATTATTTAGATTTAACTGGTTCATCTAACTTAGCTTTTGGAACAGGCGATTGGACTATTGAATTATGGTACTACACACTTACTACTGCTTCAGATCGAATAATTTACGATTCTAGACCTGCTAGTACACAGGGCGCATATCCAACAATATATCAATCAGGAACTTCATTATATTTTCTTGCAAATAGCACAAATTTAATAACAAGCTCAGGAACTATTGCAACAGGTACTTGGTACCATATTTTGGTATCAAAAGTGTCTGGGCAAACGCGCATGTTTTTAAATGGGGTACAACAAGGCTCTACCTATACAGACAGCATAAACTATTTAAATGGCGCTTCAAGACCAAGAATAGGTGATGGCGGAGTTTCTAGTGGATCGGGTGTTTTTGGTTACATATCTAATCTTCGTGTTCTTAAAGGGACTGGCGTTACATCAGTAACAGTCCCTACTGCGCCATTAACCGCGATTACAAACACTCAACTTTTACTAAGCGGAACTAATGCTGCAATGTCAGACGCATCAGCAACCATTGTTGGGGAGACTGTTGGTAATGCTCAAGTAAGTACTGCAATTAAAAAATATGGTTCCGGTTCTATGGCTTTTGATGGAACTGGTGACTGGTTACTTGTTCCTCATTCTCCAGACATAAATTTAAGCACTGGTGACTTTACTATTGAGTGTTGGATAAATGTTGCTAATACATCGGCAGCAAGATCAATAGTATCAAAAGGTACAAGCAGCACAACTGGGTTTGAGTTGTATATGAACGCAGCGCCAACTTTACTTATATTTGCATTTGGTGCGTCAATTACATATTCAACTAACTATAATTTAAATCAAGGTCAGTGGTATCACATAGCTGTTGTAAAGGCAGGGACAGGCATTGGAAATATAAAAATGTTTATTGATGGGTTTTTAATATTCGAATCTGCTACTGCTATAACTACTGATTTGTCCACAACTGCGAATATGTATGTTGGTGCAAGCAGGACTGGGACACAGCCTATGTTTGGTTACATTGATGACCTAAGAATAACAAGAGGCGTAGCAAGATATACAGCTCCGTTTATACCTCCTGCAACAGCACTGCCACGAGCAAGTCAGGGAAATATATGAGCCAAAGATATGCAGGCGGAATAGTTACCGCAAACCAAAATGCTAATTTCTCTGGTTTATTTAGTGGATCAAATAGCTGGCTAAGTTTCCCTGGAGCGGCTCAGTATGCTATAGCAACATCCACTACACCATTTACTATCGAAGCATGGGTTAAATCATACTCAGCAGGTGGGGTAGTATTTTCTGAAGAGTTTACATCTGGAGCTATAAATATAACTTGTTCGCTTGCTGCTAGTAATGACGTTTCAGCACCAACAGGTTTGTTCCCAGTATTTGGTTGGTTTAACGGAACTTCTTGGACGACAGCCGCCGCATCTACTACTCCTATAGTATTAAACACATGGACGCATGTGGCGTTTGTATTTACGGGTTCTACTTCTAGAATATATATAAATGGCGTAAATGTAACTAAAGTTAGCTCTCCTACCCCAGCCACAACATGGGGAGTAACTGCTGCTAATGGTACCAATTGGTTTATAGGTAGGCGTTGGGATCAGACTGGGGCTAATATTTACTATGACGGACTTATAAATAATTTCAGGTTTGTAAATGGTACGGCGGTATATACAGATAACTTTACTCCACCAACAAACTTAACAGCAATTACTAATACAGTAATGCTTACTTGTAATGGGCCTACATTTATTGACGGTAGTTCGTATGCAGCCACCATTACAAATAACAATGGCGTTATCGTAGGCACAGACAATCCGTTTTATACACAGCCTAGCCCAGCACTAGGAGCAGCTACTCCTGGAGTATGGACGTTAAGCCAAGCTAACCAAGCAGCAGGTCAGCGGTCATGGCCTATGTACGATCCAAGGTTTAACTTAGTCACATCCATGATTCATGGTAATGGTACGAATGGCGCTACCAATAACACATTCCTTGACTCATCATCCAACAACTTTAGCGTAACTAGAAACGGCAATACTACACAAGGTACGTTTACACCATTTAGTAAGCCTAGTGGATATTGGAGTAATTTCTTTAACGGAACATCAGATAGTTTAACTGTACCAGCAGGGACAGATTTTGCTTATGGCACCGGAGACTTCACAGTAGAAGGTTGGTTCTATGCAACATCAACTTTGGCTGCATTTGGATCAATGTTATGGTCACAGGTAACATCAGGGAATAGTTATTTTCTTGTAGCAGCAGGTGAAGATGCAAGTCCAATAGTAAACAATTATGTACGATTCCAATCTTCAGGCGGAAATATTAATAGTAGTACAGTGTTTACCCTTAATACTTGGAATCATTTTGCAGTTGTACGCATTTCAGGATCAATACGAGTTTATTTGAACGGAGTTGGTGGCACAGCAACTAGCAATTCAATAAATTTTAATAACACAACATTTGTTCCCAATATAGCTAGATATACTGGCGGAACTAGTTGGTTCCCAGGGTATATCAGCAATCTAAGAGTAGTTAAAGGCGTAGGTGTATACACTGGCAACTTCACAGTACCAACCGCACCACTTACCGCGACACAAAGTGCAGGGACAAACATAGCTGCTATTACATCTGGACAAACAGTATTTCTTGGACTACAAAGCAATCGTTTTGTTGATAACAGCTCAGCACCAAAAACAATTTCTAGCAATGGCACTCCAAGAACACTTACATTCTCACCGTTATATTCACCTACTGCATACACGCCACAAGTAGGGGGCGGTGCAATGTTCTTTGATGGTACTGGGGATTATTTAACCACTCCGTCAAATGCAGCTTTTGATTTTTGGGCAGGTAACTTTACGTTTGAATGTTGGTTTTACCCTACGAATGCTACTAATTTAGGTAACTGTGTTTATTTTTCTACTGGTAGCGCTACTACTGGAATTAATCTTGGAAACTCAGGAAGCAGCACTCTTTTGTATACAAATCAATCTGGTGGGGTAGTATTAATATCAGGTACTCAATCAACATTAAATGCTTGGAATCATATTGCGTTAACTAAATCTGGTTCTACTTTTGCTGTATTTGTTAACGGAAATAGAATAGGAACTTCAACGTCTACGCTTTACCCAACAGGAAATCAGTCTGCTTTTATTGGAGCAAACTCTGCGAATAGTGCTCAAGTTATTGCTGGTTATTTATCTAGTGTAAGACTTGTTAAAGGTACTGCTGTATATGATCCAACGCTAACAACTTTAACAATACCAACAGAACCACTAACGGCTATTACAAACACCCAGCTTTTACTAAGTGGAACCAATGCGGCTGTGTTTGATAATGCTACTAATGTTACAGCAGATACAAATGTTGCATCTATTAGTACTGCACAGAATAAGTATGGTAGCGGTTCTATGTCGTTTAATGGAACAAGTTCGTATGTAAATTTAATTTCTCCTTTTGGTAATGGGAGTAACGTTATCCAAACACTAGGTGACTTTACTGTTGAATGTTGGGTAAATCCTAATTCATACGTTGCTAGTAATATATTTTATATAAATGGAAATAATAATACGTTTGCTGGATGTAGAGTAGATTTTGCTGTTACAACGGGCTTGTTAGCTTTATTAGTTTCTACTAATGGGACAGCACACGCCATTAGTGTTGCATCCACTACGGCATTACCTTTAAATACATGGTCGCATATAGCAGTTGTAAGACAAGGCCCATCCATAATTCTTTACTTTAATGGATCTCCCATTATTACAAGTACGGCAGTTGGAATTACAACAGCAATTATGGCGGGAACAAATAGCTCTCTTGGCGCTTTATTAGGTAGTAGTGGTGCCGCTTATGTAAACTTTCTTAACGGCTACATAAGCGACTTCCGTACAACTAACTATGCAAGATACTTGGGTGTATTTACTCCGCCAACATCAACACTACAGAACCAATAATCATGCCTACACAAATCGGACAACTAGGCGTTACCTTCCCTGACACGACATTGCAGACCACTGCTGCGATACCCGGGACACCTGGTTTTGGTCTGTCAGTAATGTCTATTTTCACAAATAATGGTTTCTTTGTTGTGCCTGCGGGTATTACCCGCGTGCGCGTAACCGTGATTGGTGGTGGTGGTAGAGCAGGAGAAAATGCCCAATATAGCGGTGCTGGAGGCGGCGGGGGTGGTACAGCAATTAAAACCATCACAGGGTTAACTCCTGGAACAAGCATTAATGTTATTGTTGGAGCAGGAAGTACAATTGGAGGACAAGGTGGATCAGGCGGTACATCTTCTTTTGGTGCATTTTGTTCTGCCACCGGGGGAACAAATGGATAC